TTTGAAAAATTTTTTTTCTTTATAAAAAAGAAAAAAAATAAAAAAGAAAACTTTTTTTATTTTTTTTCTATTTTTAACCTTTGTTGGGCTTTACCCCCAATCCAACCCGTTTATTTAAAGAAAAAAACGGAGAGAAAAACTAAATCCTATATTTATACATTTTTTATTTTTTCTTAACCACCCTAAGAAACCCGTTTACTAAACGAAACGGAGAGAAAGATTACCCCACAAAAAAACAAACATATTCAATAGTTCAATATAAGATTTGAAGATCTACCATTATGAGTTTCTTTAGCAAGTGAAAAGATATAAGAAAATCTTTCCTGTAAATCTTGATGGGAATCAAAAACAAACATTATTTTCATAAATTTATACAATAACTCTTTGGGGACATTATCATCGTTATCAAAATAAACAAAATAATAAGACAACATTGAAATAAGCAATGCCATCCAATATTCATCTGAATTTTCATTTCCCGTCCAATACAAACCATCAAAAAAACCACTAATGTTTTTAGGTTTAGGAAACAATTGATTGTTTTTTATTGTTGGTATCATTGATAAAAAGCCAAATTCTGCTGGAACATATTCAACACCGTGATATTTAGCTGAAATAGCAAAGTATTTTGAAAAATTTCTATACAAAAATACATCATCTCCATATGTTGAAAAATTTTTCCTCAAGAATGAAAAAGAGCTATATAATGAATAATAAAAAGAAGTAGTAAAAAATCGAGTGTATTTTAGATTTAAAAGTCCTGGCATGGAAGTACATGCAATGTACAAAGAGACAAAAGAATTTAACATAGCTGTTAAGTACACTCCAGAAGGCAAACAACCAAGACATGAAAAAACCATTGAATCATATATTCTTGGTTGCATTATAAACAATCTAAGAAAATGTGAACAAATTAATATACTTCTATTATTATATCCCGCAACTGTAAGCATAAGTCTATTACCGTGCATTATTAACGTTAATGATTGAGAAGTATCATACCTCTTAGCATCCATTCCCTGCATATAATTTAATAATACACCTGAAAAAAGTACACATAATCCATCATGATACAAAGAATAACCAACTTTCCAAATTCTGTTAGGTGTATTAACCAAATAAATATATGCATGGTTATATAAACAGCGAAAGATCATTTCTGTATGCATCTCACATACTGAATAAAGTCTCGTTTTAGTGCATGCTTTATCATAAGGAAGAATTTCTTTTTTTTCAGCTAATTTAATCACTGTAAACGGCTTATCAAAATCAATTGTCATTATTCGATTAAAA